CCATCACCAACAACAACTGTGAATCCGACAAGTACACCCGTACCTAGTCCAACACCAACGGTAGAACCAACAAGTACACCCGTACCTAGTCCAACACCAACGGTAGAACCAACAAGTACACCCGTACCTAGTCCAACACCAACGGAACAACCTGAGGCCACACCAACCCCAACCCCTAATCAAGAACCCACACCAACACCACAGACACCAACAGCAACTCCTGTTGGTCCAACGCCGACACCTACGGTTGATGCCGCTAATACGATATTTGTTCATTACCCATAAAACTTAATAGATCATGACAAACGATAAAATAATAGAAATAACATCACAATTAAATCGAACAACTACTGAAGATATTGTTTCGGTTTCATATGGTACAAAAACCGTAAATGGTAAATTAACAAGTGAAAAATCTATAGTCTTTACTGTTAAAGAAAAAAAACCTTTAGAGAATATTGATGAATCAGATAGATTACCGTCAACAGTAGAGATCGATGGCGAGACGATTAAAACCGACGTTATTGAAGGTGTAGTAATGACTCAACAGGGATTTGCTCAAACATGTGATCCACAATTCTATTCGTGGCAAGGAATACCACCTGCCAACAGAAATATACATAGACCATTAATGGGTGGAATCTCAATGACTAATTGGGATTCGTTAGGTGGTTTTGTAGGAACGATGGGTTTTATTGCGGTGGATAACGAAGATAACACTTTAGTTGCGGTTTCGAATAACCACGTTTTAGTTAATGACGCGTTTTTAACGAGTGAAAGAAACCCTAATGGTGTAAGAACTAACGTATTCCAAAATATATGTACACAACCTAATGATGGGGCAAACACGGGTCCAAATTTTAAGGTGGGTATGGTAAAAAAATATGAACCTATTAGTTCTAATAATAAATCTGATTGTGCTTTGATGGCCATAGATGATATTAGTTTAATTGACCCTTCGGTTTCATGGAACCAATTCGGTATTACGGGTATGACCCAAGCACCAAGATTTGCAACTACTCAGGAAATAAATGTTATGTTGGAAGATCCAACTCAAGAATATTATATATCTAGTAGAACAACAGGTGCTAAGGGACAACAAGACACTAAACTTTTAAACTATGCTTTGGGTAGTTCTGTATTAATAGGATATAAAAAACAAGGTGTATTAACTAACGTGTATATGGATGATACATTTGAATTAGTTGCAAGTGGTTCTACCACCCCTGCGGGTGATTTATGTATTTGGCCATCGGCGGGTGGGGATTCGGGATCCGCAGTTTTAGCAACAATAAATGAAGAATTTGTTATTGTTGGTCTTTTATATGGGGGAAGATATATGCAACAAGATGAAACTCAAGTGGGTATACATACCCTATGTAACAGAATCGATAATATTGCAAATGATCTTAATATACGTGCATGGGATGGTACTTTTAATGGAGTTACCGTAAATAATGTAGGAGGTCCATTAACATATGTTGTTAGTGGTACTAGTAATAAGAAAAGAATTAAAGTTGGTGCTCTTACGTTTTGGCAACACGGGTTAATTAGTGATTCTGTAATGCAACCTGATCCAACACCACAGCCAACACCAACAGTAGTCCCTACACAGGTACCAACCTCCACACCACAACCAACACCAACAGCGACAGTGGCACCTACACCAACACCAACACAGGTTCCTAACCCAACAGCAACGGTAGCACCAACACCGACACCACAAACTTTACCATTCTCTCTTTCTCTTAATAGGGAAAATGTATGTACCGTAGCTCAAGTAATATTAGAAATAAATAATGTACAGCAAGGTGCGGTTATTAATATTATTGAGGGTGGTATTCTTACGGCCACACCAAGAAGTGCAACAGTTACTGTAGGTGACGTAATAAGAGTTAGATATAAGTCAGCTAACAACACTAATTCGTGTAGTGAGTATGATACAACAAGTGTTTCTCTAACTGATACATCCACAGGAAATGTATTGTCCGCGGCATCACAGAATACATCATTATATACCGATTATGTTCATACAGTTCAAGTTTCCGATACAAATATTGGTTGGACATTTGAACTTTCCAACAATCTCGTGTAAATAAAAAAATAGATTGAATATTTATTAGTATGGAATTTTTTATACGAAAAGGGGCTACAGACCCATTATTAAAATTAAGGTTGGTTGACGACGGTAAAAACGATAAGTCTTCTTTAAACGACTTATTAGAAAATGCCGACATTAGGTTTGATATGATTGATATCGAAACAGAGGTTCCTGAAATTTTAGGTGGTGAATGTTTATTGACAACAAGAACCAAAAAGTATGACCAAACTACAGAAGAATATTACATTACATATAGGTTCACATCAGAACAAACAAAAGAATCGGGTAAATTCGAGGGAATAGTTAACATACAATTTAGAGACACAGATTTACTACCCACAAATAAACTCATCGTTCCAATTAAGGAAAAACTCTACATTAACATCATTTAGAAAGTGCACAAACATTAATGGAGAATATATGATATCCGTATTGATATTATAACTTATTTTTCATATCTTTGTATTAATTAAGGCAAACTATCCAACTAAGGGTAAGCTAATGTGTCATCCAATTTTAATACAATGAACGAAATTATTTCCCAAGAGGTAATAGAAGAATTCCTCAACGGTTCGGACCCTGAAGAGTACATAACAGGATTAGAATATGAGTACCGAACAAACACAATCTACAAAATTATTCAACACCCCGAAAAGGGTAAAATTATTAGAAAGGATAAGTTAACCGCATTCTTGTGGGTTGATGATCTTACTGGTTTAAATTTCTATGGTGATAGTAAGGCCAAACAACGTCAGAAAATGTCGGAGTATGGAATCACTATTGAAAAGTTAGATACAGCCGATAATGAACGTTTAGAGAATGGTTATAATTTCTTAGTTAAAAGTAGTCAAGGTTATCGTTCACTTCTTAGTTTTTTTAGACAAGGGGGTTTAAATCCGTGGGACGAAGAAATAAGAAAACATTTTATACTACTTAACCCTAAAGAACAATATCTCATACAAAAAGAAAAAAGATTATTTAAGGGTATTGAAGAATATGAAGATGTACATAGATTAGTTTTTGATATTGAAACAACAGGTCTTGAACCCGAAACAGATAAAATAATTCTAATTGGTTTAAAAGACAATAAAGGTTTTGTAAAGATTATTAATGCATTCGGTGAAGATGGTGAAAAGAATTGTATAATCGAATTTTTCAAATGTGTTGAAGAACTTAAACCTACAATCTTCTCTGGTTATAACTCCGCATTTTTCGATTTTCCGTTTATTATTAAAAGGGCCGAAATATTAGGAATAGATGTAGAAGAACATACTAAGGTTTTTATAGACCAAGGTATGAAAGAGAGGGAAGGTATGTTGAAACTTGCAAATGAAGTTGAGACCTACACCCAACATATGATTTGGGGAATGAATATTCTTGATATCGCCCATTCAGTTAGGAGAGCCCAAGCAATTAATTCTGACATTAAGTCTTGGGGGTTGAAATATATTACAAAGTATTTGGGAGCCGAGAAAGACAATCGTGTTTATGTTGATGGTGCGTGGATTTCTAAAATATACTTGGATAATGAAAGTTATTATGTAAACCCAAAAACAGGTAACTATAAGAAAATAGGTGATCCCGGTACTGAGGGATTATTAGAAAAGTATCCGAATCAATTTGAGGTATGGACAGGTAGAAAAATTGTTGAACAATATCTTGATGACGATTTATATGAAACTATGGTTGTTGATGATTCATTTAGTCAGTCAACATTCTTACTTTCTAAAGTTGTACCTACAACCTATGAACGTATATCTACTATGGGTACCGCAACATTATGGAAACTAATAATGTTAGCTTGGTCATATAAACACAATTTGGCCGTACCTGAAAAACAAGATAGGAGAGCGTTTACGGGTGGACTATCAAGATTACTCGCGGTGGGATACGCAGAAAAGGTGGTTAAGTTTGATTACTCCTCACTATACCCTTCTATTCAATTAGTATATGATGTGTTTCCTAAATGTGATGTTATGGGAGTACAAAAATCCATGTTAAAATATTTTAGAGACGTACGTATTAAATACAAAAAATTAGCGTCCGAACATTACAAAACAGATCCCGAACTATCGGAAAAATATAACAGGAAACAATTACCAATTAAGATATTCATTAATGCATACTTTGGGTCTCTATCCGCACCTCACGTATTTCATTGGGGTGATATGGATACAGGAGAAACAATCACGTGTGTTGGTAGACAATGTTTACGTATGATGATAATGTTCTTTGAAAAGAAAGGATATAAGTCACTTGTAATGGATACGGATGGTGTCAACTTCTCGTGTCCTGATGATGTTGATGACAGAGTTTATGTATCTAAGGGTCTTAATGAGTTAGTAGAGGGTGGTAAAACTTACAGAGGTGCTGAGGCAGACACTGCGGAATTTAATGATATTTTTATGAGGAATGAAATGGGATTAGACATTGATTATGTCGCACCTTCCACAGTTAATGTTGCTCGTAAAAACTATGTACTAAAAAAACCGAGTGGGGGTCTTAAATTAACGGGTAACACAATTAAGTCTAAGAACCTTCATGGTTACATTGTGGACTTCTTAGATGAAAGTTTGAAGTTAATGTTGGATGGTAAGGGACAAGAGTTTTTGGACGTATACTATAAATATATTAGTAAGATCTATAATAAAGAAATTCCATTATCTAAGATCGCAAATAAATCGAGAGTAAAATTATCCGTAGATAACTACTTAAAGTCCATGAAAACCAAAACTAAAAGTGGGGCATCTAAGGCAAGACAAGCACACATGGAATTGGTTATGAAGAACAATTATCCTGCAGGTCTTGGGGAAACAATATATTACGTTAATAATGGTGAACGTAAGGGTGATGGTGATGTTCAAAAAATTACTAAACCCACTAAGAAATTTCAAAAGGAATTCCTTGAAGAACATGGGTACCCTGTTCCCGAAAATTATATAAAAATTAACTCTTTCATGATTACTGAAAAGGAGTTAAAAGAAAATCCCGACATGAAGGGTGATTATAATGTTGCTCGTTATATTAATACATTTAACAAAAGAATAGAACCATTGTTAGTTGTATTTCATCCTGACATTCGTAATGATATTATTATTGATAACCCCGATGATAGACCTTTCTTTACAATAAACCAATGTAAGTTGGTCAATGGGTTTCCGATGAAAGAAGGTAGTCAAGATAGTTTTGAAGAGGTTATGACATTATCCGATAGTGAAGTAATGTTTTGGAAGAAGGTTGGTAGGGATCCTTATTTTATGTATTTAGAAGATAGTCTTGAACACGTAGACCAATATTGGGTACAAAAGAATAGAGATGCTGTTAATTTTAAAGTTCCAAGTAGTCCCTCCCAAGAAGGTGATTTAATTGAAAGAAATGGTCACGATTATGCGACACACACTGATGTAGATGTTTAAATCATATTAAAAGGAGATGGCATCGCTCTGTATTTTAACGATTTGTTGAGACTTTCGGCCTCATTTCCTTTTCTTTCCAACATTTTGTCAGGTCTTAACCTTTCCAATCTTTGTGATAACTCTTCGATAAGTTTTAGTTTCTCATCTTTACCTTCGGTTAATAGGGATTGGTAATCTAATTTAACTTGACTGTCAGGTACTTGTAGGTCACCTGAAAATTTAGAATATACTCTTCCTAACCCTTCTTTAGAGTATGCAATAAGACATTTCCTAACCCATGTTTGTGCAGGTCTATTAAGTTCTTCCCACACTAATTCTTCGGTCTCTATATCGGAAGGTAATTTTACAACATCTTTATTTTTATCTAAACAATCATCCCTGTCTGTAGTATCATAATACCAATACCAAACATAGTAGTTATGTTGTTGTATGGAACCAAAATCAAACCTACCACCAGGTACGTTAGCCAAGTGAATATATTTTTTACCTTCGGGTCCTGCAGTTATACGATAAGTCATTTCACCACCAATTAGTCGGTTTTTAATGTTCCTATCTTGCATACGTGATAATAAATCATAAGCGGGTAACATAAAGTAAGAACCTGAAGTTCCCATTTGTGCAAAACCACCTACACCACCTGAACCTACACCACCAAGACCACCGAATCCACCTAAAAATGGATCCACAATAGAGTCAGTCAATTCTGCACGTGTAAACCATAACAGTTCGTTTATTTCACGACCCGCAGGAATTTCGTACACTTGTTGATTTCGAACAAGTTCTATTTTGTCTTTTAGTAATTCAGAATCACCACCCGCCTGTAAACCGACAATTTTTGAATATGCGTGTGAGTATTGTGTTTCATAGTCTAATGATCTCGTAGTAAACGCTCTCGTCAAAGATTGCGTATCCACATTTAACCCAGCTAAAGATGACCACTGAGATTCAATTAACCAATCACTTACATACTGTTCATATTCATCTAAGGATAATTCTAAGAAAGTATCCATTTGTTCTTCGGTCAATTCTATAGACCTAATAGGTGCCCCTAAAAGGTTAAAAACTTGAGTATAAAGTTTGTCTCGATTTGCCGGTGTGATAATAGTGCTTGCCATACTTGATTTATTAATATAAATAGTTTATATTTAGGAAAAACAGAACAACAATTTTGGATTTAAATAAAATAAGACTCAAACATCGTAAAACACTTAACATATGGAGGTATATTTCTCAAACTTCCAAATTCAATAGAAAGTTTAGTAAAGAAATAACAAGAATTGTTAGAGAAACCCATTCAGGGGATGAGTTAAGATGGAGATCACCTATGGGTTCTGTTGGTGATGGTTACTACAATTACGATGAAGATACTAAATCATATAGTTTTAGAAGTGGGATTAATTTTATTAATACGGGTTATTCTTATCAGGAGTATATTGAAAGGGTTTTAAATGAAAAATATGGTATTAAATTACCCTATGAAACTGATAATGAGGGTAAATATATTGATGAGACTGTAGAAGAAACTTTGAAGGAGTTTTGTTATTACTTAGAACTTTATAAAGAGGATTTTCTTTTTGATGGTGATATAAAGAATCACATAGACCTTATAAGATATAGATTAAAAGTAATATCTGATCGTTCGGAAAAATTAATAGAAAATAATTTTAAGAACATATGGACCAATTCAATTAGTTACCTTTCGTCTACAGGAAATGGTGGTAATATAAAAGATTTTAAAGGTATTGATGCTGAGGTAATATTTGATCACGGGGTTGAAACTGTACAGTGTAAGGAAGTAAGTTTTATTGAGGAAAATGATAATACAATCAATATAACACTAACAATGGACAGTAAAAAATATTCAAATATCAATTACTACGCATTTACACAAGACAAGAATTATATTGTTTTTAAAAACGACTCAGAGGGTATAGAAATTTTAAGTTCTATGGAGGGTAATGTTTATTCTTTTAATAAGAACTTAATTATATGTTCTACGTTTTAATATTTTTAACTAACTCACTACCAAAACTTTCAGAGTATTCACCATCACCCATTACCTGATCTATTATATCTTTCTTTTTCTGTAATATATTATAGATGGTCATTTCAATAGTATTTTCGAAAACGGGATAGTAGACAAGTACACTGTTCTTCTGTCCATACCTATACGCTCTGTCTTCTGCTTGTGAGTGGTCAGCAGGAACAAACGATAAATCATTAAAGATAACCGTATCTGCGGCTGTTAAAGTTATACCAACTCCTGCCGCTTTTATATTACCAATGAATATCTTTACTTTATCTTCATTTTGAAATCTATCGACGGATTGTTGTCTCCTATCCTTTGACATCCTACCGTCTAACACCACCGCTTTCTTTCCATATTTCTCATAAATCATATCTAAAGACATGGTAAAATTGGTAAAAACTATTACTTTTCTGCCCTGTTCTAAAACCTTGTCGATTAATTCACAAGTATGGTCTACTTTCTCTATTGCGATAAGTTGTCTTAATTTCATTAATCTATTAAGAGTAACCGTGAGACTCTCTTTCTTCCTATTTTCCTTACTTATCCTTAAGAACTCACTTAATTCATCATCATAAAATGAGTTTTTTAGTTCTAACCATATTGGGGAAATTATTTTTTCGGGTAGATCTAAAATATCAGTCTTCATTCTCCTTAAAACAACCGCCTTAGTTTGTTCTCTTAATTCATCTAAATTACTTGCACCACTTGTATTCCATATTTTCCTACCACCAACTCTAAATTGGTAACCCTTACAATATCTTAAAACATAACTCTTCCAATTAAGTGTTAGAGGTGAGTTTACAATTTTTAATAAGTTGAAATAGTTGATTGGTCTTGAGGTCATGGGTGTGCCCGTGAGTAACCAAACCTTAGGTATTTTTGCAAGTATGTCATTTAACAGTTTTGTTCTCTGTGCCTGACTATTTGAGATGTAGTGTGCTTCGTCAACTATTGCTAAATCAAACCCTTCATTTAAAATTATTTTATATGCGTCACTATCCTCGGTATTCTCTGTTGTGTGAAAGTTTTTAAGTATATCATAGTTTATGATGTAATATTTAAAAGTGGACCCCCACTTCTTACCTTCAACAATTAATACATTTTCATCCGAATAGAGTTCTATTTCTCTCTTCCAATTGATTTTAAGGGATGCTGGACAAACTATTAATACCTTTTTAACATCACTCTCCAAAGATGCAATAACTGTACTTGTAGTCTTCCCTAACCCCATATCGTCGGCAAGAATAAATTTATTGTTGGCCAATAATTTTTCTATTGCTATTTTTTGGTGTTCCATTGGAGGTCTGTGAGAATATGGACTATAATCTACTTCACGGTCTAAGGTCTTCTCTTCTTGAATAACAGACGCTTTCGGTATCCACATAGATATGGGTTTCATATCATTAGTTAAGTTCCCCCATATATTATATGCCTTATCACTCTCACATAGTAATTTCTCCACCCAAACTTGTTCGACGGGTTTCATAAGTAGTCTGTCTTCTTGTAGTTTAGTACCAAAGGACTTTGCAATTGATAGATACTTTCGAGCAACTTTAGGTACTACCTCATGATATTTTATGACGTAGTCTGACTGTGGACGAGTTAAACTATAATTTTTCGATCTTTCGAATTTATGTTTTAGGTCCAATATATGGTTATTATAACCTGTATATCCTGTTACAATCTCCCTTGCTTGTATTTCGGGTAATAACTTTCCCATGTATAAACTAAATATAAGGAATTCAAATCAGTTTTTAAACTATTTATCTATATGAGTAAAAAATTACCAATTAAAAGAATGAGTAAATTCTTCTCTGAGGAAGACTTTGACTTTAATGTTCAAATAGGTCAGGAATATCTTCATGGGGATTTAAATATGAAATTGGTACTCTACCGTGTTGATACTGAGAGTACAGATACTGATGCTGTATATGCTGAAGTCGGGAAAGATCAAATAAAGTTTTTCCCACCTATCGAGTTCAACGCATTAGTTAAAATAGAACCACCTAAAAATGAATCTTACAAACCCGGTTTAGTCCGTTATATAGAGCCTGGTAATATGACCGTATCTGTTTACATAAGTCATTTACAAGATTTAGGGGTTGACATAAAATACGGAGATTTTATTGCATATCCTGAAACAGAAGATAAAGTTAGATATTATACAGTTTCAAATGACGGTAAAGTAACATCTGACAATAGACATAATATGTTTGGGTTTAAACCACATTACAGAACAATAACATGTGTACCAGCACAAGAATCGGAATTTAGAGGAATTTAATAATGGCAATACCAAAAAGAAAAAATAACATAAAGGTTTATCAAGGTAATGAGTTAATGGGTAGGCGACAGGAATTACTCGATAAGATCACTCAAGGTGATTCCTATCTTCCTGATTCGGTATTACATGATGATTTGGACTTGGGTATGTTAGATTTTGTTAAAAAGAATTTTGTAGTCGTTTCGGACGGTGTACAAATTCCCATCATACCTAAAATTTTGACACTTCAAAGATGGGGTGAGTTTACAAACACGTGGAATTTTTCAGATTTAGATGGTAATCCGTCTCTACCTTTTATAAGTGTCATAAGGAAACCAGATGTACAACTTGGTACTAATCCGAGTTTACAGAGAACTATACCTGATCGACAACAATTTCACTACGCCACAGTACCGACATGGAATGGTACTCAGGTAGGTGCTGACATATATAAGATACCTCAACCTGTCCCTATTGATATAAGTTACGATATTACTATTGTTTGTACAAAATTCAGAGATTTAAATAAGTTTAATCAAATAATATTACAGAAGTTTACTTCAAGACAGGCATATACCACGGTAAAAGGACATTATGTCCCAATAGTGTTAGATAATATAGAAGACAACACACCCGTGAATTTAGAAACAAGAAGATTCTACGTCCAAAACTATAAGTTCACTTTATTAGGTTTTATTATAGACGATGAAGAATTTGAAGTGAAACCCGCAGTTAGTAGATTATTTTTAATGAATGAGTTTATTAAAAGTAATAATTTTGAGAAAAAATATTTAACTAAGAATTTAGAGATTACTGTCGCTAATTTCACTGCTGATGGAGTACAAACAATCTTTAGTGTGGGTGAAACGATAGGTATACTTTTTAATACCACCATTAATGGATTACTACAAGAAAGGGGTGTTGAATTTAATCATGTTTCTTTAACTTCTAAAATAAGTTTTGTTGAACCTCCGAGAGAAGGGTCCAAAGTAACAATTACTTATTACAAAGGTAGGTCAAGTGTTTTTGTCGATTCCGACGGGAATGTTAGACAGGTATCTACAGAATATTTTGACTACTCAGGAGGTGGTCTTTCATTTACTACAGTAAACAATATAGATAGTGTTATTAGTTTAGATTTAAACGGTCTATTATTAGAAGAAGGTAGTGATTTCGATATTACGGGTGGTACTGAAGTAACACTAAATGGAACTCCTCGAATTGGTTCAAGAATAGGTATTACTTATTTATTTTAACCCACTGGGTTTTTTGGGTTTTTATTTTAACCCACTGGGTTTATATTTTAATTGGCACAAACCCGCCACACATACATGATATGTATTTTAATTGGCAGAAACCTATTCACCGTATAAACCTCTTTTTCGATCCACACAATTGGTTTCTATCCACTTTTCCACAACTTTATAAATTTTAAAACCATTATCATCACAATACTTTTTTAAGATATCATGGTGTTTTTGACTTATTTTGATGTTTTTGGGGGTTTTGTCGCTCATAAAGATAAATATAGATAAAAAAATATCTTTAAATATCCCAAAATAGAAAACTTGGGAACTCTTTACTAAAAACTAAGATATTTATAGTAAACAATAAAAATTTATAATTAAAGTTAATCGATGGCAAATTCAAACAGAGTATTCGTTTCTCCAGGTGTATATACCTCAGAAAAGGATTTAACGTTCGTAGCACAAAGTGTGGGTGTGACCACATTAGGGTTATCAGGTGAGGCACTAAAAGGACCTGCATTTGAACCAATTCTAATAAGAAATTTTGACGAATTCAAAACATATTTTGGACCTACTTCACCAACTAAATTTTCGGACGGTAACCCAAAATACGAATTGGGTTATGTCGCAAAATCATACCTTCAAGAATCTAACCAATTATTTGTAACAAGAGTTTTAGGTTTGACGGGTTACGTACCAAAAATAACATACGCAATTAAAACATTAGGCGGAATAACAGTAGACCTTACAGGTGGAACTACAAATACGGTAGAGGATCTTATAGGAACTGGTTTAGATATTTCAACTTATTCATTATTTGAAAACCTAAGTGGGAAGACAGCAAATGATGGAAGTTCTATGTCTGACTGGATTACAAATTTAGGTGTCTTAGCTGACGGATCATGGTTTACTATTGGTTTAGTTGATGGGGCAGAAACATTAAGTTTGGGATCGTCTTTACAGATAGCGGGACCAATAGGAACAAACAACAATAACAATTGGTATAACACTTATTTTACAGAAAACGGTCTTGGAGTAGTATCGGGTGTAAGTTCTTACCTTTTTGTTTGGGATCAGACAGATAACGGATTCAAAATAACAGAGTTTAGTTATAATGCTTCAGTAAATTCTGACTACGACAATATAGTGGTACTATCACTAAGATCAAGAGGATCGTACCAAGGACAAACATTAAACCTTGAATTAGGTTCATCAAGTGACATAAGTATTGCGTCATCCACTTTAGGGACCGACCCACTATCAGAATTTACACTTAATGTTACAGGTTCTACAAGTGGTGCTAAATCATTTACATGTACGTTGAATACATCATCTACTAAATATGTTTCTAAAGTATTGGGTAATACTAATTTTGATAAGAAGAAAAATGAAGTACCTCTTTATGTTTTTGAAGAGTATCCAAAATTATTATCAGCACTTTACGGACAAGGACTTGTTAGAGGTTTAGACATTACACATGTTTCACATAACGTAGGAAACGATTATTTAAATCAATGGGAAACACCAGCATCACCAACAGTTGTATCTGAAGTGAGAGGTGGTATTGTTTCCGACCTATTCAGTGTAATTAGTATATCAGATGGAAATGCTGCAAACACACAATTAAAAATTCAAGTTCAGAATATTGACCTTGATTCAGGTGAGTTTGATTTGATAATTAGAGATTTTAATGATACTGATAATAATATTTCAGTACTTGAAAAATTCTCAAGATGTACAATGAACCCTGACCTACCTGGTTACATCGCTAAAAAGATAGGTACTTCAGATGGTGAGTATGAGTTACGTTCGAAATATATAATGTTGAACATGGCTGAAGATGCACCTGTAGATGCATTTCCTGCAGGATTTAAAGGATTTACATCAGATTTCTTAGGTACATCTAAAGTTGGTAACGTACTATTCAAAACAAAATATAATGTGGCGGGTGACGTTGTTTCTTATAACTCACAAGGTACAGAACAAAAAACTAACGGAGATAAAATCAGAAAAGTTACTTTAGGTTTATCATCTCAAATTGGTTTCGATAGAGATTTATTTGAATATAAAGGAAACGCTGCGAGTTCAACATCACATAGTTTCCACCTTTCAAGTCAGGCGTCTGGTATATCAGGTTTTAAAACAACACCGTATGATTTAGAAGGAAATGATAAAGGTTTATTAGAAAGTAAATCATATAGAAAATTTACATTCGCAGTTTGTGGTGGTTTTGATGGTTGGGATATCTACAGAGGAACAAGAACAAATGGAGATGGTTACATCTTTGGTAAAAACACTTATGTAAGTGGACACACATCTAACGGTGGTGTATTTAGTGATACTGTTGGAAACTCAGATTATTACGCATATTTAGCGGGAATTGAAACATTCTCTAATCCTGAAGCGGTTGATATCAACATATTTGCAACACCAGGTATTGATTTCTATAACCATAGTTCATTAACTAATCAAGCAATTGATATGATAGAAGGTGATAGAGCGGATTCATTATACATCACTAACTCACCTAACACTTCAGATGTTGACGAAATAGTTGACCAATTGGATGAAGTTGATTTAGATACTAACTACACGGCAACATATTGGCCTTGGATACAAGTAAGAGATGGGGACAATGCAACTCAGTTATACATTCCACCAACAGGTGAGGTTGTTAAGAATATCGCACTAACAGATAACGTTTCTTATCCTTGGTTCGCAGTAGCGGGATACCAAAGAGGTTTAGTAAATGCAATCAAAGCGAAGAAGAAGTTGACGTTAGATAACAGAGATGATCTATATAATGCAAGAATTAACCCAATTGCAACGTTCTCAGATACGGGTACTATAATTTGGGGTAACAAAACATTACAAGTTAGAGAGTCTGCACTTGATAGAATCAACGTAAGAAGATTATTATTAAGAGCGAGAAAATTAATTTCAGCGGTGGCAGTTAGATTGTTATTTGAACAAAATGACGAACAAGTAAGAAATGAATTTTTAAGATTGGTTAACCCAATATTAGAATCTATTAAGAAAGAAAGAGGTTTATACGAATTTAGAGTAGTTGTGTCTAACGATCCAGAAGATATAGACGCGAACACACTAAGAGGTAAGATTTATGTTAAACCAACTAGATCTCTTGAATTCATTGATGTAGAATTCTTAATTACTCCAACAGGAGCATCATTTGAGAATATCTAATAGAATAAAAAAGGAAAAGGGAGGGTCTAACGACTCTCCCCTATCCAAAAGTAAAAATTGAGATGACCCCAGTATATACTGGTTTAATATATACTAGATTTAATATATTATATAATTTATATCCTATATTTCATACTAGTAATTACTGGGTAATAAAAAAATACGGAAATTAATTGACAATGTCAAGTAGTTCTCAAATAAAAAAGAAAAATATTTCGTGAAGAGATATATTTATAATAATAGAATAACAAATATAACAAAAATACAGACATGGCAGATTTATTAATGAAAATGCCGGTTCCTTACGAACCGAAAAGAGTTAACCGATTTATCGTTAGGTTCCCTTCATCATTGGGTATCAACGAGTGGTATGTAACATCAGCGGCTAGACCGAGTGCAAAAATCAACTCAGTAGAGATTCCTTTCTTAAATACTTCAACTTATGTTGCAGGTAGATTCGTATGGAATGAATTAAGAGTTAAGTTTAAAGATCCAATCGGACCATCAGCGTCTCAAGCGTTAATGGAATGGTTTAGATTACACGCAGAATCAGTAACAGGAAGAATGGGTTATGCTGCAGGGTATAAAAAAGATATTGAATTAGAAATGTTAGACCCAACAGGTGTTGTGGTTGAAAAATGGATTTTACAAGGTTCATTTATGACTGACTTAAACTTTAATGAACTTGACTACAACAATGATGCATTAGCAACAATTGATTGTACGTTAAGAATGGATAGATGTATCCAAGTATACTAAAAAAATAATCTGTCGAAATATTTCAAGGGGGTCTTTTATAAGGATCCCCTTTTTTATTTTATTTAAACTTTACTTTATACTATTTAATAGTTACATTTAAACAGTATGGAAAACGAATATAGAATAGACCCAACAATTCAATACGATGTTGTTGAATTACCAAGTAGAGGTATATACTATCCAAATGGTACGAAATCATTAAAGGTAGCATACCTAACTGCCGCAGATGAGAATGTTTTATCCTCACCAAACTTAGCGGCAAATGGAGACATCGTCACAGAACTTTTAAAAAGAAAGGTTTTAACTAAAGATGTACCTGTTGAAGATTTAACAAGAGAAGATAAGGAGGCAATCCTGATTTTTTTACGTAATACTGCGTTTGGACCTGAATTAAAATTAGAGTTAAAGGACCCAAAAACAGAAGAATCATTTGAACATACAGTTGATTTAAGTGAACTCACCTATAAAGAATTCGATTTAAAAGAAGACGAAAACGGTGAGTATCCATATTTTATGGAAAAATCTAAAGTGGATATTACATTTAAATTTCTTACACCAAAAGACGAACAAGAATTAGAGGATATAACTAAAAGTTGGAACGGTCTTGGTGCACCTCCTATTGTTACAAAAAGATTAGAAAAACTGATCAAGAGTGTTAAGGGTAATAAAGATCAAATGAATATTAGAAATTTTATTGAGACCTTACCCATATTAGATTCTCAGGATTTTAGGAAATACGTCAATAAAGTCAAACCAGGTGTAGACTTAGTACACCACGCAGTCGCCCCATCAGGAGAAAAAGTCACTTTTAGAGTAGACTTTGGGGTGGAGTTTTTTCGTCCTTTCTACGGACTATAAAAGCGCGCAGTTTACTGAAACAATTTTTTTACTTAGAAAAGGGTTCTCACATAGGGATGTTTTAGAGATGCCCGTGTTTATGAGAAGATACTACGTCGAACGAATTATTGAGTTAGAAAAGTCTACCGACTAGTATTTATCTATATGGACGATATCAACAAAATAATTAACGACCTACAGAAGCGGGGAGTGCTGAATGATAAGGACGGAAATATGCTTGACGATAAGACAATCGGTCAAATCAAAAACAAATACAAAAATGTTGGTAATAACAGTTCAAGAGGTAACTCAGTTGGTGGTGATGATTTTAAATCCTCTATTGTTGATGTGATTGCCGGAGCAACACTACAACCATATGCACCTGAAGATACTAATATTCTTAAGGAATTGGCTCAGAATTATAAACCACCAACCGATGGTGGTAGTCAGACAGGTGCGGTTATTAGTTCTTTAATTAAAACTGCGATGAGTGGGATAGGTGATTATGTAAAAGAACAATCCTATTTACTTACGTTTGTTAATAAAGAATTGGGTTTAGCGGGAGAACTATCTCAAAAGTTTAGGGAATCAGTCACTGACGCTCAACCTGACCTAAGAAGAATGGGAATTCCTTTCAAGGAGATGACCGATTCTGTAGGTAAATTAATAGAAGATACGGGTAGGTTTGCATTGGTTGGTACAGATATGTTAGTACGTGCGGGTGAAATCGCGGGTGCATATGGTATGAAGATGTCCGAAGTTATCGGTGCATATGACGACTTTGAAAAAGTAGGTATAGGTGCGGCACAAGCACAAGAATCAATTGCCGATGCGGGTAAACGATCTTTAGAGGTTGGAATACAATCAAGACAAACCATTCAAGGAATGATAGAGAATGTTGGAAAACTGAATGAATATGGTTTCCAACAAGGGGTTGAAGGTCTCGAGAAAATGGTTAGAAGATCAACCGAAATTAGAATGAGTTTAAGTGAAACATTTAAAGTGGCGGATAAAGTATTTTCACCTGAAGGGGCGTTAGAACTATCTGCAGAATTAGGTGTTTTAGGTGCGGCGTTTGGAGATTTTAATGACCCACTAAGACTTATGTATATGGCAACCAATGAAGTAGAAGGGTTACAAGGGGCATTGGAAGGTGTGGCAGGTAATTTGGCAACCTACAATATGGAGACAGGTGGATTTGAAGTGACAGGTGCTAACCTTAGACAGGCAAGAGAAATTGCGAGTAAGTTAGGTATAGACATGAAAGAACTTACCCAATCAGCGATCGCACTACAAGAACGTCAACAGGCGGCGTTAGCGTTAGAAGGTTTAAATATTAACCCTGAAAACAAGGAATTCTTAACTAACCTCGCGAGAATGAAGGACGGAGAAATGTCAATTGATCTACAAGCGGCGGGATTGGAAGAAGAGTTTGGAAAAAGTTCAATTAAATTAAGTGAATTAAATGGTGATCTAGCCGACAAACTAATAGGTTTTCAAGACGAATTTAAAGACAAATCAGAAAAAGACCTCATAAGAGAACAAGTAACTTTAGTCGAAAACATAAGTAGGGATGTTAACTATTTAGCGTTGTTGGCTAGAATGGAAGTGGCTGGTGTAGGTGACAGAGCGGTACAAGCATTATCTTCAATGAGTGCAAAAGAGGCGGGTGGAGATATAAGTAGTTTATTATATAAAGGTACTGATTCCTTAGTAGAAATGTTTGGTGAACAAAAGGCGGAACTTATAAAAGGTATACAAACCCAAATGGGTATAGACCCAACCGAATTTAAAAAACCTCAAAACGTTCCTCTTGAAACCACCCAACAAGATAAGACAGTTAAACATGAAGTTGAAATTAAGGCTAAAGATGCAATTACTGGGTTCTACCAAAAGGAATGGTCGTTAAATCCTGAGAGATGGGTTCAAGGTAAAGGTTATTTAGACCCTAATTAATTTGAGGGTTTTTCATCTTAAATCTATTTATATTAAAAAGAAATTATGCCAAGTAACTTAGATTTCGATTCTACAAGTCAATTTAGGGATAGTATATTAAATAGGACGTTACAACAACCCAACGGTCCTCAGACATTTACTAGTTCCGCATACTCTGTAGAGTCTCTTAGTGACCATTCAAATATTAGTCAGGGAGATGTAGACGATAATCTAAATACTTACTTATCAGTACCTCAAAACTCAAACACATTTACTACAGAAAATTTTAGTACTGTTGATACTTTAAGAAATTTAACAAGGATTGATGATTTGGGGTTATATCCCGAATATTTTGTACAAGGGAGTTATAGTAATTTAATTAGTATTATGACGACCGACAACTACGATAATGAATCGAGGTTGATGAAGTTTGCTGCAAGACATATTAGGGAAAACAAACAAGGACCTGTTTTAGCGAGAATAACACAAAATTTAGTTGCCGCCACTTATGGTAGAGTAAGACTAATAGATGCGTTGGAAGGTAATTTGGCAACAGCGGTTAATATTGTTACAGGTAAAGAAGGTTTAATAGAGAAGAATTTTAAAGTAACGGTTGCCAAAACCATAGCGGGTAAGGCGATTGATTTCTTACAAACAGTTGCGGGTGTGGAATTTCCATGGAGTGAAATACCTGGTGATTATTTGACAAACCCAAGAAGACCAACGGTTAATAGACCTGAGGCACAAACAGGATTGGGTGCAATTATACAAGATGTGACGGGGGCGTTAGGTTCTCTAATAGGAATTCAAAGAAGACCTAAACTGTCAAGAAAACCATCTGATTTAATGATTGAATATTTAGGTTCAGGTCAGAAGGATATTTTATTCGACAACCTAAGTTATTCAACATATGCACCAAACTACACAAAAACAGCAAGATCACAACAATCATCTAAATTATTTACTTTCATTGATAAAGTGGGTGATGCAATTAATGACGTTTTAGGTATGGGAGCACCAAGAGGTGTGGCATACATAGGTGATGATAGAGGTGAAGATGTAAAATACGCGATGGGGGATTTTAATGATAACATCGTTAGAAGTAGTTATTACCTAAGTTTAATGTTTGATCCCGTACAAACCGCGTTATTTGAGAGACAACGTTCTGTGGTTGAAGGAGGACAAATAGGTGGTAGATTAACATGGTACAGTAGTAAATCAAAAAATAAGTTAGGAGAAAGTAACCTTGAATACCAAGTTGAGAGATCTCAATTAGAGGAAAGTCTTTCCACTAAATACGGGTTTAGAAGTGACTCCATTTTAGGTAAAACTCAAGAACTACTTGAAACTATGCCATCAGACGGTGGTGCTGCGAGGTCACATGTGGCGAACGCAATCGACCAAACAAGTAGAATATTTAGAGAAGGTAATGTAATGATGTCGAGAGGATCGGCAGTAAAGTACGTGGATAAGTTTGGAGAAGAGTCAGGCGTTGAATACTGTAGGGTATGGACAAAAGACGACCCATACATGAATATGTCCGACACAATGAAACGTACAGGTAACATAAGAAAGTTTGACTCTAGTGTGATGTCAAAACCATGGAATTTAAACATGGCACCAATGTCTAATGGAGAAGGTTCTTTTGAGGGATCAACGAATATTGTTGAATCTACCTTTGGTGATGGTTACATGGCAAAAAAATATATGTTCTCACTTGAGAACTTAGCGTGGAAAACATCTACACTACCAGGTTTTACATACACGGACTTACCGTTTTGTGAAAGAGGACCTAATGGAGGTAGAGTGATGTGGTTCCCACCATACGATATTAAAGTATCGGAACAAAATAATGCGAGATGGGAAAGTAATGTCTTTTTAGGTAGACCTGAACCGATATATACATATCAATCTACTGAAAGGTCGGGACAAATATCATTTAAAGTAGTTGTCGATCACCCAAGTATATTGAACCTTTTAGTAACTAAAGTTTTTAAAGGAATGTCAGATGAAGAATCTGACAATTATATAAACGCGTTTTTTGCGGGATGTGAGGAATTAGATTTTTATGAGTTAATAAGAACTTACACAACTTTAACTAAGGAAGATATAGGTAGTATTCAAAAATATTTAGAAGCGGATAATCCTGATAAAGAATCAATCACCAAATATAAAGTAGAGGTGGATGATAGTGAATATGAAACACCCGATTTAAGTCCTATTGAACAAGCACCTGAGAAAACCTTAATTAACTTATATTTTAGGAACGACTTTCCAAAGATAGGTTCAAGTGCGGTAACAAGTCCCAACACATATACCGACGAATATACTACTTATGTTGGAAATAGAGGTTCAGCAACAGGAACACCGGCTGACGGGACTTATATGAAAGACTTAGTAAACGGATTGGATATGGTCTTTACTGCACCACTTACCGTTAACAAAAAGAATGACATAGAAAATATGTTTGGTAAATCCGAGGGGATAACGGGTAGTACTTCTGATTATGCACTTGTTAGGGATAAAATAGATAAGGGTTTCAATAGACTTGTTGATAATAAGACGACATATGACAGCAAACTAACCTCTATTAAATCAAGGATTGAAGGTGGAGAACTTAAAGATGTTTTAATTAAAATATTTACTAGTACATCATCTGTTGCCGATAACAATTATAACGTAAAATTATCGGCGAGGAGAGCCCATAGTGTCTTTATAGATGTTATGAAGAAGATACAGAAAAACAGTAAAGATTATGGAGAAGACTTTTCAAAGGTTGTTCCATCATCGGGAGTACCCTCAGTATCTCAAACACTTGGTTATACTTTTGAAGAGTTAGGATATGAAGGTATAGAAGGTGGTTTACGTATAGGTTATAGTGCAAATGGAGAAACAGTTAGTAAAGAAGAAAACTTGTTTGGTGGGGGTAGTGTTCCTGTAAATTGTCACAAAGATGAAATACGATCTAATAGTGCACTAAAAAGAACCGCACCTGTTACGTTTTACTGTAGACACGCAACCGTGGAAATGGTTGAGACACCAATAGATAAATTACCTGACCTTCCTGACGATCCAAAAGTTAAACTAACACCCGACGGAACAATAGAACCACCTAAGGTAAAGAAACCACCTATTAATGAAATGAAAAAAATTATCATGAAGACGTTGTCTGAGTGTTATTATTTCAAGGCATTAGAGGAGGATTCACCTGTTACATTTAAAAGTTTAACAGAAAAACTAAAATACTTCCATCCCGCGTTTCACTCAACAACACCTGAAGGTTTGAATGCAAGGTTAACATTCCTTTTGCAATGTGTTAGACCTGGTGATACAATACCACTTAAGGGTATTGCGGATAATAATGATATAAATGCGAGAAATACAAGTTTCGGTCCACCACCTATATGTGTGGTTAGAATTGGTGATTTTTATCATTCTAAGATTGCAATTAGAGATGTCAACATAAATTACGACGAAGGTGTATGGGATTTAAATCCTGAAGGTATTGGTGTACAACCAATGATTGCTAATGTGACCCTACAGGTAAACTTTATTGGTGGACAAGGATTAGATAAACCAGTCGAAAGATTACAAAACGCACTATCATCTAATTTCTTTGCAAATACAGAAATGTATGATCCAAGATCTATAGGTACAAGTAATATTGATGGAAAAGACCCTGAAGAATTTACAAAAGAGTTTTTAGAACAACTACAATCGGCGGGGTCCAATTCTCAAACACCTGATGGAGAACCATTAGAAGAAAATGAAATTAAACAAGGTGTTTATATTGGAGGATCGGGAGAGACACTTTCATATGGTGAGATCGTTAGTGGATTAAATACAGATATAGAATCATATTTTAACACCTATAAGGAATCGTATAATACAATACTAAAACAATATGGACCACATATACATTCATTAGTGTTTTCACCCGATTACAGAAAGATAAATAAGTACGATGTTAATACGTCAACCACTTCAACAAGGGAAATAACTATGTTTGGTGAGTTTGATAAAATAAGAACCTTAGATCTTTTCTTAATAGAACTTAAAACAAAATTAGTAACGGCTATCGAATTAGAAGATGTTTCTACAATGTTTAAATTTCATAGATTTTTAAATAATCCTAAAATGGAGAGATCTAATGAGTTATTAAAACCAGCATTGAGGAAAATAGTTGAGGATAAGTTAGATTCTTTATTAGAAAACGAAGCAATTAAAAGTATAAAGGCGGCAAGAAATTTAGTTATAATTAATTTAGATAAAGTTAATTACTTAACAAAATATGTGAGTGATGGTATGATTGTAGAAGGTAATGCTACACAGGCAAATCTTTCAGGTTTTACTTATGAATCGGTTTATTCTGAAATTGATCACATGATGGATTATTTTGACAAAAACTATGATAAGTTTGAGAAAAAATTAGACACAACTTATAATTTTAACAGTCTTTCGGTAGATGTGGATACACTAAGTGAAATATTATCCTTATTATTAGGGGGGACACCTGAATCTATAGAAGATATAAAAAAGGTATATGAGGTGGATACAACATTATTCCCACCCAATATAAAAAATAAAATTGATAGAAAGGTCGATAAGTTTTTTGACGAAACAAAGGAGGAAAGAATAAGACTTTCTAAGTGGAAACCAAAGAAAAACAGTTCTGATCTTAACTTTAATGTGATAGACACGGTACCAATTACTGATTCATCACAACAAGATACATTAACAAAAGTCCATTCAACTATAGGTGAACTTGGGTCTAAATTAAATCACTTTAAAAATGAGTAGAAAATATTTCAATAGGTATGAGTTTTTTGAGGAAGAGGGAGATTTTAAAATAGTCCCTGGTATTGAGATACCAATTAGGTCTACAGACAAGTATGTACAATATAAGAAAGGGAAAGATAGGTTTGATAAAATTTCTCAAGAATATTATAATACCCCCGTATTTGGTTGGTTAATATTACAGGCAAATCCATTAGCAGGAAGTATTGAATTTGAAGTACCAAATAATTTCACGTTAAGAATACCTTTCCCACTGGTTAGTGCTTTACAAGAATATAAAAAATCGGTAGAGTTGTACAACTTATATTATGGCGAAGAATGATACCACAAATAGTGAAAACATATTAGTTAAGGTTAATCAAAACAATCTTGTTTATATTGACCCTAATAGTGTTGTGTCTAATGGTATTATAGAACCGAGATCCACAAATCATGAAAATTTAGTTTATTATATAAATTTAGAGGCGGACTTAGTTCCGAGAACTACACTTAATTCCAACAATGGGGGTGGTGGTCAACTAACCTCTGTAGCAAAAGGAACTCTTAATTTATTACAGAATAAAGACGGAGAATACCTTGATACAAAGTGGACAGATGTCTATACGGAACAACCCACAAAAGACCCTGAAAAAGAAGGTATCTATGAACCTAATCATGATTCATCGGGACAATCTTTTGGAATGACAACTGTCAGTATAGAAGTAAAAGGTGTGAACTTTGTACCTGTAGTAAACATAAGTTTTGTGGATATAAGAGGTAAAACTCTTTTTGAATCACCTAAAAATTCACCATATAAATCTTTTTTTCACCTACCATGGCCAATATTTTATTTAACAGTAAAAGGTTTCTACGGTAAGGCGATAAGATACAGACTTCATTTAATTAATTTTAATACGTCATATAACGCGGGTAACGGTAACTTTGAAAGTACGGGTAAGTTCGTTGGATCAACATACGCATATCTTAATGATATTTCTTTAACATCTATCCTTAATGCACCTTACATGTATGGTATTGAAATACCTACTAAAAAAGAGACGAACACAAAAACAGGGGAGTCAAAAGTCAAACTTTCAAAAACATCACGAGGTTATCAAACACTATTATCAGTATATCAAGAATATCGTAGAAAAGGTTTAATAACAATACCTGAAGGTATTAACCCGACATTAAGAGAACTTATACAAAAATCAAAAAATTTAGATAAGGAGTTAGAAAAGGCAATATTTGGTGATAAAGGTATTGTTGATATGAGACTATTTGGTTTGGTAAAGGAATTCGACGATGCGTTGGTAGAATTTGTTGGTGCGGTTAAAGCGTGGAAAACAAGATACCTATCAGATGGGTCTATCACCCTTCCAGATGAAAACGGAATAAAATACAACTACCTCAGTAAGGATCAATCAAATAAGACAACAAATATAATTGGACCTAAGAGTGGAACATTAGAATCAATCTTAAAAGTTAAAAGTGCGAAGATTAAAAAGATACAAAACTCGATAAGGGAATTACTTAAAAAATCAAGAAAAGAATTTAAAACCTTTAATGTTAGTGTAAAGAACCCATTAGTCGATATAAATTCATATTACTCTTCAACCGACCCAAAGTTGGGTGGTAAAATTGGTGTGGCCTACGAATTAATAATAGATCACATAAATGAAATTATAACCTCATTTAATCAAGAAAAGAAAAAATTACAAGATAAGGTAGAGGAGAAAATGAACGAAATCGTTAAAACCAACGGTAACGAAGGTTTAGGTTTCGAACCAACAATACGTAATGTTTTTGGTGTTGTTTTGGCAGGTGCAGATACTTACATAAGGTTAATGCAAAACGTACATTTTCGAGCGTATAACGTAAGAGAAGAAAAGAAAAATATTTTAGTTGGATTTTCAGATGAAGCAACTTCCGAAGGTGCGGTTTATCCGTGGCCAGAAGTAAATAAGGTAAGTGACGATAAAAAGAAAATATTGGCATATCCTGCGGAGTTTGATCTGATACGAAAGTTGAGATCAGATAATCCTACGTTATGGCCTGAAGTTGAGTTCGTTGAAGAATACATGGCCGTATCCCAAAGAATTACAGATAATTTAGCGGAAAAGGAGAAGACTTTCGATAAGGTTAGTTTTGAGTTTGAAAATTCAGACCCTAATCAAAACGACCTAAAGAAGATTTCCGAAGTTAATAGTTTAACTGATGTTGTACCTTACTCGGATAAAACATTAGCATCTATGTTCTATGAAATTATAGAAAGATGTAAATATAGTATGTTGTTTGACAGTTTTAATACTGAAACATCGATAAAGGAACTTGCAGATTTAGAATTTAAAACCCTACAATCTATGGTGGAAGGGGATTCGTTCGTTGTGGATATTCTAAAGGAAATCTCAACTTTCAGCCAATTAGAATCTAAACTTGAAAGTTTCTCACCTTTTGAAAGAAAACCATACTATGATGATGGGATTGCCACAGTACCTTATATTTCAGATAACATATACGAATCATTTAAGTTACAAGATTACTCTCCCGACGCATTAGAGTCGGCGGATATGAGTGAAGAGTATGAAAAATTAAAATCTAATTTAGTTGAATACTCTGTAGAAGAATATAGGACTAAAATATACCCTTTTAATTCTACCACATATTTGGACTATATTAATAAGACTTCATTAACAAAGGACGATATTAATTTAAAGAACATTTATAAGGTTAATACAACTAAAGGACTTATACAAACACCCGTAAACCCCGAAGCATGGGTTCGTGATGATTTAAATGATCAAGGTAATTTCTTTAACATAAAATCATACTTAGATATAGGGGGTAATAACACTAACATTAGTTCTGTAATTAATACTCCTTATTTCCATAAATCATTATTTAATGATTTCTTTGGAACAAATAGTTCGGGTAAATATAAATCGTCCGCATACCTACTTCTTAATTCACTACCATATCACGATTTAGACATGGAAATAGAGTTAGAAGAAGGTAAAAAAACAAGGATGTCAAACATCTTTAAAGAGATAAGTTCGACACACTTTATACCATATCACCTTATGGTGAAGTGGGGATCCATCTACCATAGATATAAAACATATGTATTAGATGGTATTGATATAATGAATGATGTTACTACACCAATAGACGGTGGATTGTTTTTCGACATTAATCAGAATCAAACATTTTCAGGAATTACAAGAAATGATCAGACCGATATAGGTATACACCCTTATTATTCGAGTGTGTACCACCAAGTTATTAATGGGTACCTTTATTATGATGTATCAGACACAACACCAACATCGTTTGAAAACACTATTACAAACGGTATTTTACATATAGACTCATTCGAAAAGTTTGGTGGTTTTAAATATTATAATTCATTTGTTGATAATAGTAAGTTTGTTGGTGGTGAAAAAAGATACACTATTTTACCATCTCACGGTACCGCACCAAGACTAGACGGTAGTTTAAATAATGGTTTTAACCCATACTCCACAGACTATAATATAACAGAACAGTATAATTTTAATGTCGATTGGACTTCTCCACATGGTGAAGAGTTCGCGTTTAGTGGAGTGACATTCCCACCATATAATCAATACGTAAGTAAAGACAACAATAACCAAAATCGTACAATAGGTGATAATAATAAAAAAGTTATAGACCTTATTGCAACATTCTCACCCGAAATATTAAATGAGTTTGAAGATGCGTTTATTAAGTTCTCTAGTGAGAAAGTTGATACGTATGAGTCACCAAAACAGTTTGAAACTGTACAATATGATAAATTTCAAGACTTGTTACATGATTTAGTTACGGTAGAAAAGAAGGACGATGACGACTTAACAAATATCGGTAATCAGTTAGCAACAATAACCAATAGACAAATAGAACAACAAAAGTATGTCACTGATATAATGGTTAATTCTAAAAATTTGGTACAATTAACTTTATCAAATCCAAAAGAGTTAAACTTGAATGCAATTAGGACGTTCATTCCACAGAGTGTTAGGATGTATGAAAAGGGATATGAATCATCACAGTTATCAAGTAACTTGAAGTTTATAGAATTATATCTCGGAGAAGACATGGACGGATATTATGAGGAATTCTTTCCGTTAAACGACATGGTCTTAAATGAAGAAAATATAATACACTATAGATCAATAATTCAAATTTATGCGGGATATAGAAAGAATGGGGGTGAGTTAAATAGGGATAGGTTTGTTACATATTTGAATGAATCAATTGCATTACCGTTTGAAGAAAGGGTAATTTCCTTTATCACTAGATTATTGGCTCAATTCCCTGGTTTAAAAAGACGTAAAGATAAAAACAATAACTTAGGTGTATTGAGAACATTCGGTATGGATCCTTTAAAATTGGAAACATATAGTATGTTTAAACTCTTTAACGATAGGTGGTCTTCAGGAAATTCAATAGGACAAAGGTTACTAATGGAAGAGTTCTTATTTTTGGATAAGGCGAATAAAGATATTGGTGATGATTTGTTTTATGATGTAAAAAGACTTGAGGTTTTTGAAAAGGCGGAAAGTCAAAATTTAAAACTATACAATGTTATTTCTCAGATGTTATCAGGAAATAATTTAGATTTTAGGCCACTTCCAGCATATGTTAATTTTTACGGTAACAGATCGGGTAAGACTAAAATAAAAAAATCTGAAGAGGTTGCATCGTTATTATTTGGTAAATTTTTAGATGTTGATGTTGAACATTCAACCCCTAAAATGATCGTTCAATACGTTGGTAAACCCTCATCTCATATTGACACATCAACAATTAGTGAAGAATATAAGTACAAGAATGATACATTTAATGTAGGTGATACAAACAATAATCCTGTATTAATAACCGAACCAAATTACTTTGAACAAGAAAATTTTAAAAATTCCAATAAAGTGGTTGCATTTGAGGTTAGTTTTGGTGATCAAAATCAAGGGATATTTAAATCAATTAGTTTAGACCAATCACAATTCAAAGAGACTTTTGAAAGTAATGTTGCGTTAGAGAACACAGCAAGATCGGAATCAGGATCGGGGGTTGCACAAGTTAGTACAAATCTATACGACATATATAAGGTAAGATCTTATGAATGTACGGTAGAATGTATGGGTAATGTCATGATTCAACCTACCATGTATTTCCAACTTAAAAATGTTCCTTTATTCGAGGGGGCATATTGGATTGTGGAGGTATCCCATAGAATAGAAAACAACCAAATTAAAACAAATTTTAAAGGAGTTAGGATGCCAAAGGCGAGTTTACCTGACCCAAAAGAATCCTTTACTGCATCATATAGAGTTATGTATGATAAGATAATGAAAAGTGCGTTGGCTAAGATTAAATCACTAAATCAAACCGACACTACGGAAATCATATCAACATCTGAAGGTAATTTTAAGACCGATAGAGGTAATAAGATTATAGAGGGAGAAGAACTAATTAAAGAATCTGGTGTAACTAATTTGGGGGTACCATACAATGGTTATAAAAACATCTTGTCAATACAGAAAGTAAGATATAAGAATAAGACTTATTTTAGAAGTATCGTTACTAAATTCGATGGACCAACTAACCTAAACATGTCCTTACCCACACAGGTATCGTCATCAATAACCGTTAATCCTAGTAAAGTTCCATTCACTGAGATAAACCAATCTAGTAATTATTTCTATAGATTGAACTTTTATTCTCCATACATGACAAAGAAAAACAATACAACACCGTCGCAAGTGTCAGATTATTTACTTACTTCTGCATCCACAGAATTCTTTAATCCAAAAAACGGTAGAAGAAAAACCATTGAAAGTTCATCCGTGTTAGACAATTCTGGAGGAGCCACAAGACAAATAACAGGACCCGCAGATCAGGGGGGTTCTAAATTGAATATTGGTGATGGTGCATTATACAGTGGAATTGCACTATCTAAACAACTAATGAAGGATTTAAAACTTCAAGAAGGTGACGTTATTTATTTTAATATCCTATAAAGAGGACAATTAGTAAAAACTTGATATTTATAATAAAAAGAATATTATGAGCAATATCAAAATAGGATCCGCAATTGACGGTTTTTTAAAAAACAAGACGGTTAAGAACCTCAATGAGGAAGGAACGGAACAAGAAGTTTGTGACATGAACACTGGTGAATGTTACACTATTAAAAGTAAAGATGGTCTTGTAGAAAGAATTAATAAAAAATATATTACCGAAGACGGTAGACAATTATTAAGAGATTAAAAGATGAATTTAGAAAAACAACTACACGAAGAATTAATGAGATACCGTAGTATTAATAAGTACGGTAAAAATTTAATACAAGAACAAGAAGAACCTATAGATGATATTCCTGTAGAGGAACCTGTAGATGACATTCCTGCGGAAGAACCTGTTGGTGATGCCCCTGTAGATGACATTCCTGCTGAGGGACCTGTAGATGATATTCCTGCGGAGGAACCAGTAGACGGTGGTATCGAACCAGACGTAGAAGAGGTAGATATTACAGATCTTGTTAACATGACTCAAAATATTAAAAACGATTTAGATTCGTCTAAAAGTGATAATGACCAAGTTATGGGTAAAATGGGTGACCTTTTTTCTAAATTAGATGATTTAGAGAGTAAATTATCTCAAATGGATAACGTAATAACCAAAATAGATGGTTTAGAATCTAAGGTTGAGGACATGAAAGAACCTACACCTCAGGAAAGACTTGAGATGAGGTCGTTGGATTCATACCCATTTAATCAGAATCCTTCTGAGTTTTTCTCACAGAAACAACTTGATATGAAAGCGAGTGGTAAAAATGAATACGTCATAACCAAACAAGATGTGGCGGATTATAACCCAGGAGAAATGAGAGATTCATTCAACCAAGAAAAACCTGATGAAAATGAGGTTGAGTGGTAATGTAAAATTCTTTCTTGAAGTACAATCACAACTTAAAGTACTACATTGGCAAACTAAGAGTCACGCAAAACACATATCTTTTGGAGAGACTTATAATGTGTTAGATGGTCTTATAGATAATTTTGTCGAAATTGCGATGGGTATCTACGGTAGATTTAAATTAGAGGAAGAAGAAACACACATATCTATTCAAAACCTTTCTGATGTTGACGTACTTGGAATGATCAAGACTGTGAGGAGTAGTTTACAACAAATAGAAATAAATCCGAAAGACACAGATCTACTTAATATTAAAGACGAAATGTTAGCTCAGATCAACAAACTATCTTATTTACTGACACTTAAGTAAAAAATACTACATATAAAAAAATTAATAAAGTTCAAGGGGTTGACTCTTGGACTTTTTTTGTGTATCTTTTTTATATAACATTAATAAATTAAAATTTAAAAATTATGAGTTCAATCGACGCAATTCTTTCTCAGTATGAGAAAAACACGCAACCAGCCGCAGGCGGCAACAGAATTTCCAGTGAGGAAAGACTTAAAAAGTACTTCACTACAATTCTTCCTAAAGGAACACAATCAGGACAAAAGAGAATTAGAATTCTCCCAACAACTGACGGTACAAGTCCGTTCCAAGAAATCGCATTCCATGAAGTACAAGTAGATGGGAAATGGTTAAAACTTTATGATCCATCACAAGATGGTGACGTATCTCCGTTAAACGAGGTAAGACAAAGTTTATTATCAACAGGAAGTGAGGATGACAAAATCTTGGCAAGAAATTATAGAGCAAAAAAATTCTATATAGTCAAAGTTATCGATAGAGATAACGAACAAGATGGTCCAAAATTTTGGAGATTCAAACACAACTACAAAGGTGATGGTAATTTAGATAAAATTATACCTATCATTAGAAGTAAAGGTGATATTACAGATGTTGTTGAAGGTAGAGATTTAATACTATCGTTAGCCGTAACTAAGGCAAACAATGGTAGAGAATACACTACTATCAACTCAATTATTCAAGAAGATAAGTCAGGTTTACATACTGATCCTGAAGTAAGTAACGGATGGGTTAATGACCCACAAACATGGAGAGATGTTTACTCTGTTAAACCTCTTGAGTACTTACAATTGGTAGCATCAGGTGAAAACCCTGTTTGGGATAAAGACGCTAAGAAGTTTATATCTTCTATGGGTGGTGAGGAAACATTTGGAGGATCATCAATGACACCTAAGGTAGAAGTGGAAGATCCACAATCAACAACAAAAGTAGACGACAACCTACCATTTTAATTAACACGGACCCACCCAAAACAATTATTGATGGAAACATCTGGTGGAGTAAGAAAAACCGATTAGTCGGTCCCTACGGGTGGGTCCATTTTAAAAAAGAATATGGCAATTAAGAAAAAAGATTTTAAAAGTATCAAATCAAAGTTCTCTAAACAGGCGAAGTTTAAGTCTGATAAGTTTTTTGATTTAGGTGATGCGTTTTTAGATGCTACAGGATTACCAGGTCCGTCCATGGGACATATTAATATGTTTTTAGGACACTCAGATACAGGTAAAACAACGGCACTTGTTAAAACCGCAGTCGACGCACAGAAGAAAGGTGTACTTCCTGTTTTTGTAATTACAGAACAGAAGTGGGATTTTCCACACGCAAAATTAATGGGTCTTGATATTGAAGAAACAGTTGATGAAGAAACAGGAGAAATTGAATACGATGGATTTTTCTTATTCAATAATGAATTTCAATATATAGAACAAATTACTGATTACATAAATGAATTATTAGACGCTCAGAAGAAAGGTGAATTAGAATATGATTTACTATTCTTGTGGGATTCGGTTGGGTCCGTACCATGTAAAATGACATTTGATGGTAAAGGGGGTAAACAACATAATGCATCGACGTTAGCCGATAAAATCGGTATGGGATTAAATCAGAGAATTTCAGGTTCAAGACGAGTTGATTCAGAATATACAAATACACTTGTTATTGTTAATCAACCATGGGTTGAACTTCCTGATAACCCATTTAGTCAACCAAAAATTAAGGCAAAGGGTGGTGAATCAATATGGTTAAACTCCACACTTGTATTTAGGTTTGGTAATCAGAAAAATGCGGGTACTAACCCTATCTCTGCAGTTAAAGACAAGAGAAAGGTAAAATTCGCAACAAGAACGAAGATTTCTATCATGAAAAACCATGTAAATGGTCTTGGATATGAAGATGGTAGAATCATTGTGACCGCACACGGGTTTCTAAGTGGAAAAGATTCTACTGAGGAAAAGAAATCCTTAGAGGGATACAAAAAGGAACACGCAGAGTTTTGGAAAGACCAATTGGGTATCGAGGGTGACTTCGACATCAAAGAGGAGGTATAGAATTGTTGAACCTATAAAAGGTAAAAATGTCAGTATTATTAGTAGACGGAGATAACTTACTTACAATCGGATTTTATGGAGTAAAAAATTACTTCTATAAGGGTGACCATATTGGTGGTATATATCATTTCATTAATACTTTAAGAAAATCATTTGAACTTTATAGGTTAGACAAAATAGTTGTCTTTTGGGACGGAGAAGATGGATCCGCGACAAGAAGAAAAATGTATCATAGATACAAAGAGAATAGAAGACAACGAATTCGTACCGACAAAGAAAAAGAGTCATACACAAGACAAAGAAGAAGAGTCCAACAATACTTAGAAGAATTATACGTAAGACAAGGTGAGTTTGAATTTTGTGAGACAGACGACTGTATCGCATACTACTCTCAACAATCAAACGAAAACACAATAGTCTATTCTTCAGATGGGGACCTAGCACAGTTAGTTTCTGACACCACTAAGGTATATAACCCTTCACACAGGAAACTTTACGGTCAAAATGATATAATACTATACGAACACCAAGAAATACACATACAGAACGTTAAAATCGTTAAAATAGTTTGTGGGGATAGATCGGACAATATTGCGGGGATTAAAAACATGGGCATTAAGAAGTTCATTAAGTTATTCCCTGAATTGAAAGACACCCCACTAGGTATTGAATATGTTATTGAAAAATGTAATAAGTTATTTGAAGAGGATAAGTATAATAATACTGTCAAAAACTTACTTACAGGTGTTACTAAATACGGTGTTTTCGGGGAAGAATTTTTTAACCTCAATGAGAGTATCGTAAGTTTAGATCAACCGTTTCTCACGGATGTAGCGAGAGAAACAATCACAGACCTTATACACGAAAAATTGGATCCCGAAGGAAGATCCTATAAGAACACGATGAAGATGATGATGGAGGATGGGATATTTACAGTTCTACCTAAATCAGATGACGCGTGGATAAAGTTCCTTAATCCTTTCTTACGTTTAACACGTAAGGAAAAAAATAAAAGAGTTATAAAAATTAAAACAAATGAGTAACAACGAAACTACAAAACTTGAATTTCTACTAACCTTGAATGATAATATTATCTGTCAGAGGTTCTTTAATGTCAGAGGATTTAACCCAAAAGTTAAAAGATCTTTGAATCTTCACTACGATGTGAAAAATATTTGTGAAGAAATCGAAGAAAATTTGAAACAAAAAACTTTGGATTATCTACACAAAGATCAACATTATTTTCCCGTTTTCGACCCTTCCAACAACGAAGGTCCGGACCCAGATGAATACTTCAGAGTAGAGATTAAGCAGAATGACGATGTATTTATTTCAAGAGCATTCCCTGCACATATCTATCACCCTAAAGTGAGATATTCTGTGGACATTCGACCGATCTTAAGAAGAGTATTAGGTGGACTAAGTGAGACCTTCTCTTTAGAGGATATAACAACAAAATATATGAATTATAATTTACAACAAAACTAAAGTACTATGAGTGAGATGAACTTCGGAAAATTAGGAAATCAATTCCAACAAGCATTAATAAAATCAATTATTGAAGACGCCAAATATGGTGAACAAATAATGGAGGTTTTAGAAAGTAGGTACTTTGACAATAATTCATTTAAATATATTATTACACATGTAAAAGAGTTACAGGATATATATAAAACTATTCCGACATACGAGACTCTTAAACAGAAGATAATGACTGAAACGTCAAATAATCCACTAGCAGGTAGGTTACATAGTGAGACACTACATTCAATAGAGAACTTAGAAGAGGTTGTAGTGGGTCAGACATATGTAAAGGACACGGCACTTAACTTTTGTAAACAACAAAATTTAAGAAAAACAATGAGTGAGGCATTAAAAATCATTGATAAAGGAGATTTTGAGTCATATGACAAAATTGCGGATATGGTTAATACGTCACTACAAGTGGGAGCTACAGACGATGATATCGTTGATATATTCGATGACCTTGACAATGCATTAGATATCGATCCAAGAATACCTATACCAACAGGTATAAGTGGATTGGATGATCTTTTAAAAGGTGGTATTGGTACAGGTGAGTTAGGTATGATACTAGCACCCACAGGTGTTGGTAAATCAACTATTTTGACAAAGTTTGCTAACACCGCAGCAAACACTGGTCACAAAGTAGTACAAATATTTTTCGAAGATACTCAAACACAAATTAGACAGAAACATTTCACTTGTTGGTCTGGTTTTAGTTCTGACCAACAGACTGAATCACCTGATATGAAATTACAGACAATCGCGAAGGCACGTGAATGTCAAGAAAGAGAAAATTTTGGTGGTTTAAAAATCATCAGAATGGAAAACTACAACACCACTGTTAGTGATGTTAAAAGAAAATTACTAAAATTACAATCACAAGGATTCAAAGCAGACTTAGTTGTTATTGATTATGTGGATTGTATGATTGCGGATAGGTCTAAAGGATATGATGAAGAGTGGAAAGGAGAAGGGTCAGTTATTAGACAATTAGACGCAATGTGTTATGACTTAAATGTGGCGTTATGGACGGCATCCCAAGGTAATAGAAGTTCAATATCTGCGGACATTGTGAATGTTGATGATATGGGTGGGTCAATTAAAAAGGCACAGACAGCACATATAATTCTTTCAATTGCAAAGAGTTTAGAACAAAAAGACAATAAGACGGCTAATATGAGTTTAATTAAGTCGCGAGTTGGTAGAGATGGAGTTAACTTTAACAACTGTAAATTTGATAACGAATTTATGGAAATCGATGTCACGGAACAAGAAACCTTATTGGGTCATCAAATGAGGAAACAAGAACAAGGTATCAACCGTGCTGCAGAGATTTACAAACAAACTCACAATATATAATCATTAACCTAAATACATTAAAACATGACTGAAAAGATTTTACAAGAAAATCCTGGACGATTTGTCCTTTTCCCTATCGAACATCACGATATATGGAAATATTATAAACAACAAGAAGCATCCTTTTGGACTGCGGAAGAAATAGACCTAATGCAAGATGTTAGCGATTGGTCTAATAAGTTAAATGACGATGAGAAACATTTTGTTAAACACGTTTTGGCGTTCTTCGCAGCATCTGACGGTATTGTAAACGAGAACCTCGCAGAAAACTTCGTAAATGAAGTACAATATACTGAGGCTAAGTTTTTCTACGGTTTCCAAATTGCAATGGAAAATATTCATAGTGAAACTTATTCATTGTTAATTGATACACTTATTAAAGATAAGGATGAACAAAATAAGTTATTTAACGCGGTCGAAACAATTCCTGCAATTAAGAAAAAGGCGGATTGGGCACTTAAATGGATCGAGTCTGATTCATTTGCGGAGAGACTTATTGCATTCGCAGCGGTAGAGGGTATTTTCTTTTCAGGATCATTTTGTTCCATATTCTGGCTCAAAAAACGTGGTTTAATGCCGGGATTAACCTTCTCCAATGAACTCATTTCGAGAGACGAGGGGTTACATTGTGATTTTGCGTGTCACCTATACAACGAACATATCTCTAAAAAATTAAGTAAAACAAGAATTAAAGAGATTATTCTTTCTGCATTAGAGATTGAAAAAGAATTCATTCTTGAAGCGTTACCTGTTAGGTTAATTGGTATGAACTCTGAACTAATGTCACAATATCTTGAGTTTGTTACTGATAGATTATTAGATTCTTTAGGTGTAGCAAAACATTTTAAATCTGAAAATCCATTTGATTTTATGCAAAACATTGCATTACAAGGGAAGACTAACTTTTTTGAGAAAAGAGTAGCGGAATACCAAAAGGCTGGTGTCAATAACGAAACCGAAGAGGACATAGATTCTGCGTTCGGGGATATGGATTTTTAATACGGGTAAAGATGAAAGTAAAAAAGAGAAATGGTTCGTTAGAACAAATGAAATATGATAAGATCACAAGAAGAATTTCTGCATTGTGTTCTGATCTAAATTTAGATTACGTAGATCCAACGTATATTACCTTAAAAGTGACTCAAGGAATATATGATGAAATAACCACAACAGAGTTAGACACATTAGCGGCGGAAACCGCAGCGTCTATGACGACAACTCACCCCGACTATTCAAAATTAGCGGGTAGGTTGGCAGTTACTAATTTACATAAAACCACACCTAAGAAATTTTCACAATCTATAAAGGAACTATATTCTTTTATAGAACCAAGAACGGGTAAAGAGTCTTCATTAATATCTGAAGATCTTTATAATTTTGTTATGAAAAACAAAACCGCAATTGATGGTGCGATTGTACAGGAAAGGGACTTTGATTTTGATTATTTCGGGTTTAAAACGTTGGAGAGATCTTATCTTTTAAAAATTAGTGGTAGAATTATCGAGAGACCTCAATACATGTATATGAGAGTTGCCATGGGTATATGTAAGGGAGATATAGATATGGGTATTAGAATATACAATGATCTATCACAACATTTCTATACACACGCTACACCAACCTTATTTAATGCGGGTACTAGAAGACCACAAATGTCTTCTTGTTTTCTTATAGGAAATAAAGGTGACGATATAAATGCGTTATTTGATACTGTTAAGGATGTTGCGAATATTTCTAAATGGGCAGGTGGAATTGGTTTACATGTACATGATGTTAGAGCTAAAGGTTCATATATTAAAGGGACTGGTGGAGAATCCGATGGGTTGTTACCGATGATGAAGACATATAATGAAGTTGCGAGATGGATTAATCAAGGTGGTAAAAGAAAAGGTTCTTTTGCTATCTACTTAGAACCATGGCACGCGGATGTATTCGAATTTATTGAATTAAGAAAAAACCATGGTAAGGAAGAAATGAGAGCAAGAGATTTATTTCTAGCAATGTGGACTCCTGATTTATTCATGGAAAGAGTCAAACAAGATGGTGAATGGACATTATTTTCACCTGATGAGGCACCTGGATTGTCTGATGTCTACGACTCACCTGATTCTAAAGATTTTACAGAGTTGTACGAAAAGTACGAACAACAGGGTAAAGGTAGGAGAGTTGTGAGAGCAAGAAAATTAATGGACGCAATATTAACTGCACAGATTGAAACGGGTACACCTTATATGTTATATAAGGATTCAGCCAACTCTAAGTCTAATCAAAAGAATTTGGGTACAATTAAATCTTCCAATTTATGTACTGAAATTATTGAATATAGTTCACCTACTGAACAGGCGGTCTGTAATTTAGCATCAATTGCATTACCAAAATACATCGTTGATGGAGAGTTTAATCACGATCTATTATATCAGTATGTTTATCAAGTTGTTAGAAATTTGAATAACGTGATTGATTTAAACTTCTATCCAACAGAAGAGACTAAGAGGTCTAATCTAAAACATAGACCGATCGGTTTAGGAATACAAGGATTGGCAGATGTTTTTTGTAAACTTAAATTACCTTTTGAGTCTGAAATTGCGGATACATTACAAACAGATATATTCGAAACAATATATTTTGCGGCGATGACTTCGTCTAAAGACTTATCCTCGGAAGTTGGTCCTTATGAATCCATTTCAGGATCACCTATTGAGAAGGGTATATTTCAATACCAAATGTGGGGGTTAAAGGATAAAGACCTATCAGGAAGATGGGATTGGAAATCACTTAGAAAGGAAGTAGTAAAATATGGTGTGAGAAATTCACTTTTATTAGCACCAATGCCAACGGCATCGACTGCACAGATTTTAGGTAATAATGAGGCATTTGAACCATTCACTTCAAACCTATACTCAAGACGAACGTTAGGAGGGGAATTTATTGTAATTAATAAACACCTTGTGGAGAGTTTAATGGAGAACGATTTATGGAGTGATGAAATTAAAAATAAACTTATATTAGAGAATGGGTCCGTACAAAACATTCCCGAGATTCCTGTAGACGTAAAAGAGATTTATAAAACTGTTTGGGAAATGTCTCAAAAAACTTTATTAAATATGGCAGCGAAAAGGTCAGTTTTTATTGATCAATCACAGTCATTAAATCTTTTTATAAGTAATGCGACCAAGGCGAAGTTATTGGCGGCACATTTACATGGATGGAATTTAGGTTTAAAAACAGGAATGTATTATCTAAGGACAAAATCTGCGGTTGACCCACTTAAGGGATTAGGTGTGAGTACTACAAGGACTCAACCAACAGAACAAAACACTGAAGATAATAATGAGGTGGATGAAAAACCTAAACCAAATGTTACATCTAATTCATTAATAAGTGATAATAAAGAATTACAAATGGTTTCACAACCTACAATACGACCTGACGACTCACCTTTTGAGTGTGAAGGGTGTGGTTCTTAATCACTTTTTTATTATTTTTTTTAAACCCACCGTAATGGTGGGTTTTTTATTTACAACCATTTTAGTATTGAATATATTTATTAGTATGGCAGTAACGTATGGAATTGACTTTCCTTTTAGAGAAAGTCTCACAGGAGATTATTTAAAAATGACTACAACCCCTGAAAAAGAGGTTAGAGGGAATCTTATTCACCTTATTCTTACTAAAAAGGGTAGTAGATATTATTTACCTGATTTTGGGACTAGGATATATCAATACATCTTTGATCAAAATGACATGGTTACATTCAACTTAATAGAAGAAGAAATAAGAGAGGGGTGTAAGAAGTACTTACCAAACCTTGACATAAACTCAATAAAAGTAATTTCCTCAGAAGATGATTCTGACCCCGTTACAACGGTAGATGAAGAGGATGATGAAAGATTATTTAGACTTGCGGACGAATCAACTAAACCATACACCGCAAAAGTAAAAATTGATTACACAGTTAATAATGGTGCGTTTTCGTCATCAGATTTTATAATAATTAATATATAAGATGGCAAAAAAAATATCATACGCTAAAAGAGACTTCGCAGGATTAAGGGAGGAATTGGTTAATTTAACTAAGGACTTTTATCCCGATTTAATAAAGAACACTAACGACGCATCGATCTATTCGGTGATGTTAGATCTTAACGCCGCAATAGGTGATAACCTACACTACCACATAGATAGAGTTTGGCAAGAGACTATGTTAGACTTTGCACAACAAAGAAGATCACTTTTTCATATTGCAAAAACATACGGTATTAATGTACCGGGTAATAGACCATCGGTTGCGTTGTCTGATTTTTCAGTAAACGTACCTGTAAGAGGTGATAAAGAAGATGAAAGATATTTGGGAATACTCAAGGCAGGGGCACAAGTTTCAGGTGGAGGACAAACGTTTGAAACAATAGAGGACATTGATTTCTCAAGTCCGTTCAATAGTAAAGGAGAACCAAATAGACTTAAAATACCAAATTTCGATAGTAATAATAAGTTAGTATCATACACTATCACTAAGAGAGATGCGATAGTCAATGGGGTGTCAAGAGTTTTCAGAAGAGTAATAGGGGCACAAGATCAGAAACCATTCTTAAAATTATTTTTACCTGAACAAAACGTGTTAGGTGTAACGTCAATAATTCATAAGGAAGGAACTAACTTCACATCTAATCCATCGACATCCGAATTCCAAAGTGAAAAAAATAGGTGGTATGAAGTTAAGAGTTTGATGGAAGATAAGGTATTTCTCCCAAACAAAACTAAGTCCTCGGATACGGATAACTTTACTGCGGGAGATTACAAAAGAGTAAGTAATAAATTTATTTCAGAATATACACCTGAAGGTTATATGTCAGTGACTTTTGGTTCTGGTAATATAGATCCATTAGATAATTTAGATTCATTTAACGATGGTACGTTAAAAGTAAATTTAGGTACATACCTTAACAATCTTTCCTTAGGTGCAACTCCAAAGAAAAACTCCACAGTCTTCATAAAATATAGAGTAGGTGGGGGTAAAAACAGTAATCTTGGTGTTAATGTCATCAATAGTGTTGATAATGTTGAATTTAATGTAACAGGACCATTAGGAAATATTAATAGTCAGGTAATACGTTCACTAAACGCTACCAATGTTACACCTGCAGTAGGTGGGGCGGACCAACCAACAATTGAAGAAATAAGAAATATGGTTGGGTATAATTTTGCGGCTCAAGATAGGGCAGTAACACTTAACGATTATAAAGTTTTAATAGAGACCATGCCGTCTACGTATGGAGCACCCGCGAAAGTAAATGTGATGGAGGAAGATAATAAAGTTAAAATAAAACTTCTATCCTATGATGATGAGGGTAACTTAAATGACACTGTATCAACTACACTTAAAAACAACATTTTAAGGTATCTAACAAACTATAGAATGATCAATGACTATATTGATATACAAAGTGGAGAAGTACTTGATTTGGGGTTAGAAATTGATTTATTAGTTGATAAAAACATTAATCAGACAGATATACTAAAAGATGTGGTTTCTAAATCTACATCGTTCTTTAATATTGAGAAAAGAAAAATGGGTGACCCACTATTCGTAGGTGAGTTACAGAAAGAAATATCAAATATCTCAGGTATTGTTAATGTTGTTGATTTAAGAGTTTTTGGAAAGACAGGTGGAGAATATTCCACGGCAGAGGTAAGTCAAGGTTATAGTGACGAAGAGACAAAACAAGTTGCCCAATCAGATTCAACAATTTTTATGAAGAGTAATCAAATCTTCCAAATTAGATTCCCTAATAAAGATATAAAAATTAGGGTTAAATCTTTGGGTTCCACTACATTTTAAAATTCTTTTTCTGTATTATTATTAATTAAGGGAAATTAGGTTCCAATCTATTTATATGATATGATGCAGAAACACAGAATACGTACTGAAATAGGTAATAATCAAAAATTGACTGTAGAGTTAAAACAAGATTATGACTTATTAGAAATACTTTCACTCAAATTTAGTCAAAAAGATGCATACACATCTCTTTGTGCTGATTATGGGGTTGTTTGTGGTAGGATCACTGCGAACCAAGGGTTTGGTGTTGCAAATGCAAGGGTCTCTATTTTTATACCCTTGGATGATGTTGATGAACAAGATCCTGTAGTATCTGCACTTTACCCATATAAATTAACACAGGACACAAATACAGACGGATACAAGTACAATCTTTTCCCAAAAAGAAAACAACATACAGGACATACTCCTACAGGTACATTTCCTGACCAAGAAGACATTCTAACAAGGGAGGAGGTACTATATGTTTATGAAAAATATTATAAGTATACTGTAAAGACTAACGACGCTGGTGATTTTATGATATGGGGAGTTCCTGTTGGTAAACAAACAATACATGTAGATGTAGATTTATCAGACATGGGATGTCAGTCGTTAGTACCTTATGATTTTATTTATGAGGGAGTTTCTGAAGAAAAGTTTGAAAACAATTACTCATTTAGAAGTAGTTCCGATATTGGAAGTTTACCACAGACATTAACTTTTGAGGAAAGTTTAGAAGTTTATCCTTTTTGGGGTAACGAGGATTTATGTGAAATAGGAATTACAAGAACAGATTATGATTTATCCGAACAAGGTATTAGAATAGAACCATACTCAATCATGATGGGGGGGACTTTCACTGATTCAGGAAAGGATTCGGTAAGAGTTAGGTGTAATGTTGATAACCAAATGGGGGAAAAATGTGCACTCGTAACTGGTGAAGGTGATATCGAGGCAATTAGATTTTCTGGATATTATGAGGAAAATAATGATGGGACACCAAATTTCGAAAGACCAATATTAGAGGCAATACAGTTGGATTCCCAAATAGATAAAGAAGGTAATTTCTTTTTTAGAGTACCCATGAATATGGGATACAGAATTACAAATGAATTTGGTGAATTAGTGGAAACTAAAGATACCCAAAGGGGAATACCTACAAGAGGAACTTATAGATTTAGATTTTCGTTACAAAATGATAATGGTCAGAAAAAACAATACAGGGGTAAGTATTTGGTACCACAAGTTAAAGAACATCAATTAAGTGGTGAGATTCATCCCAACGCGTACACATTCTCAGATAATTTAGATGATTACCCTTCCGATTCACATGATGATATTACGGGTATTAATAATAATGGGTTTGCAAATGACATGTTTTACTCTTTTAGATACAATAGGGTTTATACGGTATCGTCATTTATTAACCAATACCATAATAAATCTTGGGGTGAACGAGTATTCCCGTTTTTTGCAAAAGATAGAAATGAATCCTTTATCGGTATAAAAGAAATACAACCCTCCATTGAAGAAGATTGTTCGAATAATAACGAGTACTTCCCAATTACTGATGCGGTTAGAAATCACAAATTTAAGTTCCTAATCACAACGATCTTAAATTTTTTGGAAAGACTTTATTTAATTATTACTCAATTTGCATTTGATTTCATTGTTGAGTTCATATTTGATGTTTCTGAAATCCTTTACGACATTAAAATTCCTGTCGTTAAATACAGACCTTTCAAAAGTACCGCAAGAAGAATTTCCAGATTCGCACGACAAATTCAAATTGCCACAATTAGAAATTTAGAATTAATTAATTATCCTGATTGTTATGAATGTTCAAAAGATCCACTAACGGGTAGTGACGGAACCCCTGGTGGAGATACATACGAGATAGTTCTTATAAATGATGATGGGGACGAAATAGAATTCCCAACTGGTTCCACTAGTAGTTACCTAGAGTCGATTGTTAACGCTTCGGGTTTGACCGCGGTGAACAGTAATATAGTTACTAACCACCCATATGACCCAAATGACGGTACTTCAAGTGGTTCTCCCGATTATTTAGATTTAACTATAACAGGTGGACATCCTGATAAAAACTATATTATAAAATTTATTGTTGAACCAGAAGTTGGATATACTGATCCCAATACAGGAGAATACATAATTACATCACAGGCGGTATATTATTATCTATTTATTGGATATGGATCTGATTCTCCGGTAAACGATTCAGTTACTGGAAGGTATGATGGTCTTTCGTACGAGATATTTACTGCCTACTATGATAGCAACAATACAGATATGAGTGGTTCCTTACCCGATGAATACCCGGGAACTGTATTATCCGCTGTTGGTCAATTTACCATCCACACCGTCTATTTCTATGGTGAAAAACAGGTAAATACGACTTCTAATGATTTAGCGGAATCCGGTTGTTCTAAATATGATACCATTTACGATCCTGATAATGACATGTCATTAAGGGCATTTTTGAATAATGCTGGAGGGACAAATGATTACAATTATTGGGTTGGGGTTGGTTCACAAGGAAGTGCTTATCCCGACATCTTTATAGACACTGAAGATCCGTGTAACTATACCCCACCATCATTTGATATCGTGGCATCAATTAGTGCGTGGTATAAGGAAGCTGGTAAAACGGGTGATCCATATACCTCAAGAAGATGTAGGATAGCGGACGGACACGCACCAGATAGAGAAACAGGAATCCCTGCAGGTACTGCGTCAGGACATTCAGAATTTAGAGACGGTGTCTATACTTTAATTGCGGCTGCGGGTAAAAATAGAGCAATGATTCTAAACTACTCAAGAAGAAAATTACTCGGAAAACTTATGTGTGGGGGTATAACATCATACACATTTAGTAATAGTTGGTTAAATGGGTCATTATACTTCTTCCAATTTAGAAGAAGAAAAGGGGGTAATAATGCAAAATATTGTAAAGATGTTATACATCGGGAAGTAGACGACACTGGGGTACACTATTATTATAGATCAACACCATATGACGGTACTAATTTTATTGGTGGTAAAAATGAAGAAAATAGTCAGACTAACCCCGAAATATTATTTCCAACAACAATTATGGATTTAGGGCCAAGAAACATGTTCATTAAGGAGATATGTGTAGACCCTGAATTAGATGTAAACTGTTCAGTATCTAAGAGTATTGGAAATACATCATACCAAGACATAAACGACCTAATGGAGTGGGTTATATCCTCTAAAGAGGTCAAAGAAAAGGGAAAACTAAAAGTACAAGATCTTTTTGATAAAAGGGGTAATGGATCAATGGACGGAGATATTGTTCAATTATTAAATTTCAACTCTCAACTTGGAATATACGGGTACGACGATGAGGACCAAGATAGTCCCTACTTCCCTGTTAATGGGGCTGAGTATTTTGATGGTGTTGGACCACTAAGTTTAAACTTTCGTTTTTCTGAAGATGATCAAGATACTGAAATTGTTGAAAAAGATGGTACGTTACTTAGAATATGTATAAACTCATCAGGTAATTTAACCGAAACAGCTCAGGATGTCCCATATTATAGGTGGGATAAAAAGGGTGACGGATTTGGTGGTGATGTAGCGACCGGTACCAATTCAAACGGTGAGACTACGTATAGTGTTACCGATTCAGAAACCCAAGATTGGTCGAGAAATACCATATACTCAACCAAATATCAGGGAGGGTGGACCTTTCACGGATAAATGGAAATAGACCCATATAACGATGCCGGTGGGGATCCAACAGACGAGATAAATAGTCATTACTATGATGGTAGTATTTTACCACCATTTCGTGAGTGTGCCGACGATAATTACATACCAGATGAAGTACCACTTGGTGGACCTTACCACTTTTACTTCGGTTTAAGAACTGGTAAAAGTTCTTGGAATAAATTTATTAAAAACTTCGGTCCGTTATGATAAAAAAGAAAATTGTTGCACCAAGTAAACGTTATAAAAAGGCGGAATCTGAAGATTTAACTTTAAGAATAAATTTTGAAGAGGATAAGAGTTTATTAAGGGAGGGTGATAAAAATATAGTTTTAGACATTGCAGAACTTTATAGAAAGGAACGTAATGAAAGTACCAAATATAGAATTTATGGTAAAATGAATATGGTGTTTAGAAACACATATAGCGGAACTACCACATACGATCCTTTACGTAACAACCTTTATATTATAGGTGATGGTCTTGATGGTGATTTTACGGGACACTTACCATATAACGAATTTGCATTCATTAGAAACGATTATGTTAGAGAAGTCTCCATTTCAACAGGTACTACAATGGGGACCTATGATCCCAATATATTTATAACAGGTGATACCACACATAGAGTGATAAATGAAATAGACTCTGCATCTACAAATTGGAATGTGTTTTTATCATATGTCTATGATAAAGACTCAACACACCAAATGAAGTATACTTTGTCGGGAAATACGGAGTATAGTTTTACGGCATCTAATGGAGTACCGTTTAGGATAACGGAGTATCCGAACTACTACGAACTTACAAGTCCAATACCACATAATATGAAACAGGGGGAATTCGTAATAGTTTCAGGAACTTCAATAAGTAGTGGTACCGAATTGGATAGAATATTCCCAATATCTTCAGTAGGTAATGAAATATTTGACTCTGAGAAATATGTATTAATCATACAAAAGTCGGCACTATCTAATTCACAAACAATGAGTGGGGTGGTTTTCGGTAAAAGATGTATAGACAAATTAAGAATGTCGGGAACAACATCTGAGTATTATGTTCATAAACACAAAATACTCACAAATACCGACGACTGTATAATAGATAGAACAGGTTTTGAAACACCTGTTTTTGAAATAGAAAGAAAATTACAGTTTGAAACCGCAGACAATAGAAATGATGTGTATACAGTACAGAATAGACCTGAAACGGTTCTATTTCATTTTAAAGATGAGATAGACATAAATGGTCTAATAAATAATTTAGGTTATACAATAACGGACCTTTATGTAACGAAAGTGTTTAAAAATGGTAATGGATATTTCCAATATCCCCCAAGACACGGTTATAAATTTCATTTTCATAATAATTGGGTGGATAATCATTTTGATACTTCATTTTCAGGGTCAGACTTAGGACTACAATCAACCAACTTTAGTAATAGTGGTTTTACATTTACAAAAGGTACTGAACTTCAGAAAGATGATGAGATATTAGGTGCATTTGTGGAATACAATAAAGAAGATTTTAAAGAAACTATATTGTCTGAGTCGTTTCATAAATACACAATTGATTTTAACATTTTTAATCACGGACAAATAGATCCAAGTGTCGGATCAACCGTAACAAATCCTTTAGGGTTATACTACCAACCTCACCAAAGGGTTAAATTAAGAGAATTATCACCATACGTGGAGACCGCAAATACGGATCAAATATATGGACTACCTGAGAACTCTGTTTACGATGAATATAGGGTTTTATGGAAATGGAGAGATTTATATGACCATGGTTATATTGATCCCGATGGGTTTGGAACAAACCACCCATTTACAAATGGACAACATTACGTCAAATCTGACATAAACTTTTACCTTAGAAATGAGGAGACCTTCATGAATAAAAGTGATGGTTTAACTAATTTCAGTGAGGATAACGATGGAATATGTTAGATGAAAATTAGATTTAATCAAAATAATAAGAACTTATTAATCAATAAGGAACAAAACTTTAAAACTGATGCTGGGTGGGATGAGAATTTTCAGTCATATGAGGATGAGGTTTTAAAAGATATTATAAATCCTGTTGAGAACTACGAAACTAATAGGTATGTTCATAAACCTTACGTTTCTACAATAGGTCAAGCACCTGGTTCAGGAGACACGTCAGCTCCTGACGGTAGTAATGATTCCGCATTTTCAACATCATTATTTACAACTACTGTTAGTTCCGTAGAACAAACTGATATATGGTTTTACTTTTATTTTAAAAACCCATCGAATGTCTACACATTAGATTATAAAAATGTAGGTATTACCCAAACAGATAAATTAATGGCTAACTTAAAATATAGTTTTTTTAGGTTAGAGTTTTATAAAACCCCCAATAACGAACCACCTAACAGATCTAATAGGAGATTGGTTTTTGCAAAAAATTTAGCACCCGCGGTTGGAGAAAGAGCAACCTTTGAAAATAAGTTTGAGAAAATGTATGTACCTGTATTTTTCGGTTCAAGTATGAGAAACAAAGAGAACATGTATCTTTTTTGGTTCCATGATGATACTGTTTTAGAAGAGACAGAACTTACGGGAACTACTTTTTTTATGACCGCAAAGTTTTACAATTCTTTTGATGGTAGTAAGGTACCATTTGCAAATAAAGAAATAACAGACACTTCGAGCATTGTAGAAGAACAAGATCTATACTTCCAAGTAGAGATGGATAGGACCAACACACCCACATACCATTACACTATTTCAGAATACAATGGAACTTCCCCATACACATCAAATCGAAAGGGTATGAGTGGAGACCCTATAAAGTTTTATGAAATACCGACAGTGGTTGATAGTGTTCCTCCACCAAATTCTTCAACACCTGACGACTCTAATACTTCAACTGATTAAATGATGAATAAGAATTATTATAAAATACTAAAATCAATCACTGGTACAACATACCATTTACCAATATACTTGGACAGTAAAGGTTATGAGATGGGTGGAATGGTTGGATTCGAAGGAGATATTGAACAAGTTGAACAAATAACGAACTTTAATTACCAACATACAGGTGGTAATACGATTAGATTATATAACTCAGTTAATAGGGACGCATTAAGAATAATTAAAAATGAAAATTTTTCTATTGATTGGGGTGATGGATCAGTAGATACCATTGGTGTTGGTCTTGGTAATAGTTTAGAATATAAACAACATACATTTCCTTCTTCAGGTACTTATAATGTGTCTATTGGTTTAACTAATAATTGGACTCAGAAAAAAATAACAAAAAAAATTACAGTACCCGAAAACACAACAGTGAGTAACTCTAACGGATCTTTTGGACCATTTATA